ATCGGCCTGGGTGTACATCGCTGTATCGGTGCTGGCGGAGACCGTGGCCCAAATCCCCTTCCGCATCGCGCGTCTGCCAGCCAGCGCTGCCCGCGACCTTCGATCCGCAACGCGCAACGCGCAACCGGCCCTCAACTCTCACTCGCCACTGGTCGAGCCAGCTCAAGAAACCGCCGCCGCCGACGTGAGCAGGCGGAAGCGCATTCTCTCCGAAAACATCATCGAGCGCGGCCCGGTGGTGGAGCTTTTCGAGCGCCCGCACCCGACAATGGATCGCGCGCTGTTTTGGGAAATGCTCATGATCTGGCGGGCGCTGCGAGGCGAATTTTTCATCGTGCCTTTGGACGACCAGGACCAGCCGGTGGATCTGGCTCTGACGCGGCACGGCCCGCGCATCACGCGTCTGATCACCCTGGCGCCGGAACAATTTTGGCACATCGTCCAGGGCTACGAACTGGCCGGCTGGCGGTTCACCGGCGGGCCGATGCTGTCGCCGATTGCCTCGCAGGTGTTGCTGCCGAGCGAGGTGGTTCATTCCCGCTCGCCCAACCCTTACCTCTACTGGCGCGGGCTGTCGCCGTTGTTGCTGGCGATGCTACCTGCGGCGGCGGACTACGCCGCTGAGCAATTCATGAAAGGCCTGATGGTCAACAACGCCGACACCGGCGTCATCGTGACCACCGAGCAGCAGGTCAGCGCGGAGCAGCGCGAAGCCATCATGGGAGCGTTGCGCGAGCGCAAACGCAAAGCCGGCACACCGGATCGGCCACTTTTTTTGTGGGGCGGCGCGAAGCTGGAGAAACCGGGCATTTCAAGCGCGGACATGCAGTTCCTGGAAAATCGCAAGCTCAACCGCCAGGAGATCGGCGCCATCTTCAAAGTGCCCGAAAGCATGATGGGTTTCAGCGAGCAAAAACACTCGGTCGGGGGCGGCTCCAGTATGGAGCAGGAACGGCTGACGTTCATCGAAAACAGCATCAGCAGCCATTGCGGCCGGCTGGAATGCGCGGTGGGGCCGATCCTCAAGAGTTTCGGGCCGGACTTGATCGGTTACTTCGACGTTGAGAGCCTGCCGCTGCTGCAAGCGGCCCGGCGTCAGCGGCTGGACTCGGCGACCAAGGCGTTCGGGATGGGCGTCCCGTTCAACGAGATCAACGCCGTCTATGACCTGGGCTTCAAAGCCCTGCCCTGGGGCGACACCGGCTATTTGCCCGCCACGTTGCAGGAAGCAGGCACTGCGCCTGCGGGCGCCGGGCAAGCCGGGCCGGACGGGGTTCAGGGTTCAGGGTTCAGGCGCGCTGGGGAGGTTGCGCCCGCGGGCGCCGAGGAACCCGGGCCCGACGAGCCTGAGCAGGAGAGCGCCAACCCGTTTGAACGCGCAGTGTCGTTTCTGGGTGGCTCTCCTTCGCCGAGCCTACGGAGGGCTGGCAGCAGCCCGCCTGAGCCGGCCCAAGCGGATCGGCCCTCAACTCACAACTCGCACCTAGCAAGTTTGGCGCTGGGTAGGGTGCGTCCCGATTCCGAATCGGGACGCGCCGCTCCCGCCACAGATCACACCTCGCAGCCCGCACTTTCGGTGGGGTGCCCTGGGGCGCCCGATTACCCGGCCAACAGCGTCCGCGCGAAAAAAGGGAAGCTCAGCAAATTTTTCTTCGAGCAGCGCAACCGTGTGCTCGGCAAGCTGGCCAGTGCGCTAAAGGCCGCAGGACCAGCAGAGCTGATCGGAGTGTCAGGCAGCCTCGACGAGCTTTGGGACGCCGCCTCCGAGGATGCCGAACTGGAGAACAAGCTCAAAGCCGGCTTCAACGCGGACTTGGAATTTGGGGCCGCTGAACTGTGGAAAGAAACCGGCCTGGCCGAAATGAAGCTGCCGCCGAGCGAGGCGCTCAACTTTCTCCAAACCCGCAAAGAGGCCCTGAGCCGAGTCAACGCGACGACCTGGGCGGCGATTAAATCCGGACTGGCGGACGGCTGGCATAAGGGCCAGACCCCGGAGCAGTTAGCGGACCGGGTGAAAGGAGTCTTCCAGGAGGCCAGCGAGTCCCGCGCGGAAGCCATCGCGGTGTCGGAGACCAACATTGCCATCAACGCCGGCCGTGCCATCGCGAAGCGCTTGTGTTCGCTTGTGAGCAATGGCCATGCAGGCCCCGCTCCAACCCAAACCAAGCCCACCGTCCAAACGCTGAAAAGCTGAAAAGCTGAAAAGCTGAACCCGCCCCGACCCAAACCAGGCCCACTGACTCAACTCTGCAGACTCAGCCATGAAAACGCACACCGAGCCAAAATCCGGCACGCTCCAACGCTCCAACGCTTCGCCGCTCCAACGCTTCAACTCTGTGACCCTGCACGATGGCCGGGCCGGTCTTCGTGGAGGGATAGCCGTGGACATCGCCGAACCAACTGTTGAGCAGCTATCCGGGGACGGGGTGGACCGCGTCGCTACCGGGGACCCTGCTGCGATTCTGGACTTCATCGCCAGCGACGAGACGCTGGATCGCTACGAAGAAATCATCTGCGCCGCCGGCTGGCGGCTGGACAACTACAACGCAACCCTGTCTTCCAGAATGCGCATAAGTACGGCGACATCATTTTCACACTGGGCAGGGCGCTGGTAACCGAGGTGCGCGACGTGGCGGGCCGGCAGGTGCTGTTTCAGCGCGTTGAGTTCGCGACTGCGCACAATCCGATGGCCAAAATCGCCTACGGCCTTTACAAGGGCAAGTTCTTGAACGCGGTGTCGGTAGGCTTCATCCCGCTGCGCTGGGAGAACGCAGACGGCAGCGAGCAGGGCAACTCGCAAGGCTGCGGCTTGCCACTGCCGGCCCCCTCGGAAGAAGGCGAGGCACACCGCCACGCTACTCGCTCTTCGCTCTTCGCTCTACGCTCTTCCCCCTCATCGCCTTCGGGCAGGTTTCGTCGCCGTTATCTCGAACAAGAACTGCTGGAAGTCAGCGCGGTGGGCATTCCGGCGAACCCCAATGCGCTGGTGCTTGGCCTTAAAGCAGGAGCGCTCGAAACGTCCGACCTTCGGGCTCTGGCCGAGCTTTTGGGGCACTTGCTGCGCGAGCCGCAGCCGTCGGCCTCGAACCATCAACCGGCTGTCACGCATCACGCATCCCGCATCACGAATCACGCGGAGCAGCCACCATCAACTCCAAACCATCAACCGATCACGGCGGCCACTGACGCCAACACCGGCGCTTTGGGCGCCAGCGGCTACGAAGCGCAATGGTTGCAGCTCGCCCGCGCGCTCAGGGAAGTCCTGAAACGCGCTTAACCCGAATCGTTTTGCGAGCACGATTCAACAACCAAAAAGAAAACGACATATATGAAATCACGCAAGACGCATGAACCGCCAGAACCATCCGGGCACTCGACCCGCAACCCAAGACCGGCGCCTGCCTGGCCCAAGCCCGACGAAGAACGATCCAGGATTGTTGTCCTGCTCGGCCTGGGCGCCCTGGCGCTGCTGGCCCTGGTCGGTCTGAGTTTGCAATTTGAGATTTTGCATTTTCAATTTGCAATGGCCGGCCTGGCGTTGGCGACCTCCCCCGTCGCCCTGACGCCCGAGCAATTGGAGGAGTTCAACTCCATCCTAAGCGAAATCAAAGGCGGCTGGGGCCGAGTCAAAGAGCTGCCTGACCTGCTCAAACGGGTTGAGGACGAAAACGCCGCGCTCAAACTCGAAGTGGGCAAGCTCAAGAAATCGCAACTCACCGGCGCGACCATGACGGGTGTTCGCTGGGTCAACGGCGTGCCCTTCGTGAGCGACGATTGCGCCCGGGCGCTGTCGGCCCTTTACCTGATCTCCGGGGAGAAACAGGGCAAGCTCAAGGAGATCGTGCAGGAGGCCTCGCGCCGCGATCAGCTCCTGGGCAAGTCAGCCGAGTACCTGGGCATCGAAACCAAGGCCGCCTTGACCGGCTCGGACATTCCGCTGCCGACGGTTTATGTGCCGCAGGTGGTTGAGCTGGTCTGGAAGTACGGCCAGTTCCGGGCGCACGCGACGGTGTTCCCGCTGGGGGCGGGCACGGTGAACCTGCCGCAACTCAAGGCCGGCGAAGACGCCTTCGGCATCATTGCCGTCAGCGCCGGCGCGGGCGAAAAGAAGGTCGCCGCGCAGAACGTCACCTTCACCGCGCAAAAAGTCGGCGGCATCATCCGCATCCCGACGGAGATCGAAGAGGACACGTTCATTCCGCTGGGCCAGTTTCTGGCGCGCTACATCGCGCGGCGATTCGCGCACTTCGAGGACCTGCTGGGGTTCCTGGCCGACGGCTCCGGCACTTATGCCAGTCGCAGCGGCGTGGGCACCTATGCCGCTGGGCAAAGCCCGGCGCTGCTGATCCAACTGGCGTCGGGCAAGACCAAGCCGAGCGACGCTACACTGGGGGACTGGCGCAACATGCGGGGGCAGGTGAATCCGGCGGCGCTGTCCAACGCGGGCTACTATTGTCATCCGACAATGGAAGCGCTGCTCTCGACCTACAACACCAGCGCGACGGTGATCCCGTATCGGCCAGCGCAAGGGAACCAGCCGGCGACGCTCGATGGGTTCCCGATCCATTGGGTGGGCGTGATGCAGGCCTATAAGACCAGCGCCGCGGCGGCGACGTTCCTGGCGTTCTTCGGCGATCTCTCCTACTGGTATCTGGGCGAGCGCGGCCAGCCGCGCGTGGAGACTTCGCGCGATGTCTATTTCGCCACCGACGAGATCGGCCTGCGGGCGCTGGAGCGCATTGACGCGCAGGCGCTGGCGCCAGACGCGATGAGCGCGCTGGAAACGGCGGCCAGCTAACCAAGGTAGGGACGCATTCCACTGCGTCCCTGATCTTTTCCCTCAAATCCACCAGGTGAATTAAACGCATTAGGCTCGGACCAGTTAAACCCAGTTAAACCCAGTTAAACCTAGTTAAACCTAAAATTCCCTCGCGCAATGAAGAATGACGCACCACCAACCTCCTGCGCCGGCGCGAACCGCAACCGCGCTGGCGAACCTCGCGAAGCGTTTGGAGTG